CCTGCAGGACGAGTGTAAAGAGCTGATCGAAACGCGCGTGCAAGAACTGTTCCGGGCGATGTTCCCGCCAGGCAGCGACGGCCCACCGGAAGGCTTCAGCATCGGCGCGCTGTACGAGCAGGCGGCGTGCGAGGTGGCGCAGATAGAGGCTGAGATCCAGGCGGCGATCCAGCGCGACATGGATCAAGAGGTCGGTGAGGAGTGAGCGGTCCATCATGCCCCTACTGCGGGGGGGAGAATGTATGCTACCAGGGCATTGACGACGGCCTGGGGCCTTACGGCGACTGCATCGGGGATGTGTACATCTGCGAGGACTGCGATCTAGAGTTCGAGGGACACATCATCCCGTATGGTGCGCTGCTCGATGACGAGGACGGTGAGGAATGAGTGCAAAGCTGATCGCCAAAGGCTATCCGCCTGAGTGGGTGAGCGGCGAGATCCAGAGCGAAATCTATGAACGCGCAAACTGGCGCTGCGAGCACTGCGGCGAGGAGTTTCATGAGGGCACGACCATCGCCAAGACAGCGCGCAACGCGGATGGCAAGCCGCGCATCCTGACGGTGCACCACCTGGACGGCAACCCGGCGAACTGCGACTGGACGAACCTGCTCGCTTGCTGCCAGGTCTGCCACCTGCACATTCAAGCGGTTTGGAAGCCCGGCGGCGTGCTGCCCGCGCACTGGGAGCAGCCGCCGCGGTGGATCGCCGAACGCGAGCTGCCGTATAAGCCGAACGGCCAACTCTCACTGTGGCCGCGTATGAGGTACACGTTCATCGGCGACGCGCTGACGGCTCCGCGCCTGGTGGGATTGCAGTGCGATCCGGTTCGCCGGCGCGATGGCCGCTGCGTGGTTAGCGTCAAGATGGCAACTGCGCTGGTGGTGGATGGCCTCGGTCGAAAGTACGTGGTGCCGAGGCGCCGTTTGAGGCTGAACGAACGATGACAACTGGTAAATACAACGACTTGAACCGGGAACTGGAAAACGTGCAGCTTCTTCCGCGACCGCCGCTTGTGTTTCACAGAACAGAGCAGCTAGAGGACTTCGGCAGGCGCGTTAAGGCGGCGTTTCAGGCTTTCGGCGTTACTGCGGAAGATGTTATCTGCGCCGTGCGTTCTGCCGGGATCAGCTTTCTGAACTTACTCCGGGAGATCGAGCCGACACCGGCGCCGCCCACACGCCGGAAGGCACACGGTCGGCTGCGGAGCCAGCGCGAGCTGCGCGACATTAGGAGACAGCGGGGCCTATGAGCAAGCGGCGGCGACGGACGCGGGCGGATGATGTGTTCGACCTGATCTGCCGGATCGCGCAAGAGAACTGCGGCGCGACGCCGAACTCCCGCGTGATCGCGGACGCGCTCGGGCTGAGCCAGTCGCGGGTGCAGCAATTGCTCATGCGGCTGCAACTCGATCGACGGATCACGTACATCGACCGCTACACGTACCGGGTGGAGCGGTCGGTGTGGGAGCCGCCGCCCGATGCGAGAATTTAGGAAGTGTTGATGTGAACATGCTCAGGAAAACAGTGTTCACATAAGTAGATTGTTTATGTTCTAAAGCTGTTCTATCATTGTAGCTGAAGCGAATTGACGAGCCGCCGCAGGGTCTCCTCAAATTCCGTGCAGTAAGTCAACGGCGGCTCACTCCCTACCCCCGAACGCGGGCGGTCAGCAGTGGCCGCCCAGGGGAAGATGCTGAATGGGGGTGCCGCCGAGATCCCCGAGGCAGGAAGGTGAAAGCGGTATAAGCCCTTCCAATCCTTCGGCCCGATCGGGGCCAGGATGCAAAAAAGGCGCGCTGGCAGGATGCGTCACCCAGGGGAGTAAAGGCCAGCATAAGGCTCCCCACTCGCCGGGCTGATCACCGGGCGGGCAGCAGTGACCAGGCGCGGCCCCTGTGCAGGCCGCTTGAGGAACGACGGCACAGCGTCGAACTTTGACGTTGTGCCGTTTTCGATTCCGGAGCAGGCAAGTGATCGGAGTCTTCATCCTGGCAGTGTTCATCCTCGTGGTGTCGGCGATCGTGCAGCTCGCAGCGCCGGGCACGATGGATGACCGTCTGTTCGCGGAGCCGGGGCGCTGATCATGGCCCCGCGGCGGCAATGGACCGACGAAGAAAAGGCGGAGATTCTGGCCGCGCTGGACGCCAATCAAGGCAACGTCAAGCGGACGGCCCGGCAGTGTGGCGTGCCGATCAGCACGCTGCGCGGCTGGGTGAAAGGCCGGGGAACCAACGCCGGAGTGGCGAAGTTGCGCCCCGAAAAAAAGGGCGACCTGGCCGACGCGCTGGAAGAAATCGCCTGGAAGATTGTGGAGCTGCTGCCGGACAAGCTGGAGACGGCGGAAGTGCGGGAACTGGCAACGCTGCTGGGCGTGTCGCTGGACAAGCTGCTGGTGCTGCGCGGCAAGGCGAACAACCGGACCGAGGTCAGCGGCGTGCAGATTTACGTCCCCGACAACGGGCGGCAGAGTAACCAGGTGGCATGACAGAGATCCGGCCCCAGGCGGCGCAGGAACGGTTCTTAGCGTCGCCGGCTGATATTGTGATTTACGGCGGGGCGGCTGGCGGCGGCAAGACGTGGTCACTGCTGGTCGAACCGGTCAGGCACATTAACAACCCGGCCTTTCGCGCGGTGCTGTTCCGGCGGGCATACCCGCAGATCATCAATCCGGGTGGGATGCACGACGAAGCGCAGAAGCTGTACCCGCTGCTGGGCGGCTCGGCGACACAGCCATCCAGCGGGATTACGTGGACGTTTCCTAGCGGGGCGGTGGTGCGGTTCGCGCACCTGCAGCACGACAAGTCGGTCTACGACTGGCAGGGCGCGCAGATTCCGCTCATCGGCTTTGACGAGCTGACGCACTTCAGCGAGGCGCAGTTCTGGTACATGCTGAGCCGCAACCGCTCATTATCCGGCGTTCGCCCATATGTTCGGGCGACGACGAACCCGGAGCCGAACTGGGTGGCGCGGCTGCTGGACTGGTGGATCGGCGAGGACGGCTACGCGATTCCGGAGCGGGGCGGGCATATCCGTTGGTTCGTGCGCTTCGGCGGCGAGCTGGTGTGGGCCGACAGTCCGGACGAGCTGACGAGCAAGTATCGCGGGGTCGAGCCAAAGAGCCTGACGTTTATCCCGGCGCGGCTCGAAGACAACCGCGTGCTGATGGACCGCGATCCCGGTTACCTGGCGAACCTGCTGGCGCTGCCGCTGGTCGAACGCGAGCGACTGCTCGGCGGTAACTGGAAGATCCAGCCGAGCGGCGGAAAGGTGTTCAACCGGGGCTGGTTCGAGATCGTGGCGCCCCAGGATGTGCCGCGCGGCGGCGTGGAGTGCCGGTTTTGGGACCTGGCCGCGACGGAGAAGAAGCTGAAAGGCAACGATCCGGACTTTTCGGCGGGCGTGAAGGTTCGCAAGGTAGAGGACCGGTACTACGTGATGGACTGCATCGCCGTCCAGGCCGGGCCGGCGGAAGTGGACCGGCTGATCATCAGCACGGCGCTACGCGACAGCGAGCAGGCGCGGCGCAGCGGGACGCGATACATGGTCCGCTGGGAGACGGAGCCGGGCAGCGCTGGGAAGCGTGAGACAAGCCGCCTGGTGAAGATGCTGGACGGCTACGACGCAAAGGGCGAGAGGCCGACCGGTGACAAGCTGACACGGGCGAAGGCGCTGAGCGCGCAAAGCGAACAAGGGTTCGTATTGCTGGTGGCCGGGGCGTGGAACGAGGGCTGGCTGACGCACATGCACCACCAACCGGACTGGGACCATGACGACATTATGGACGCGAGCAGCGGGGCGTATAACGCGCTGGTCAATCCGGGTGCGGAGTCGGGTTTTGTGGACTGGTACGGCGAGGCGCCGGAGCCGGTGGAGATCGAACCGGTGCGCGCAGACGACGAGATCGCCGATATGTTAGCGCGCTACGAGGCGGAGATAGATGGCTGAGATTAAGAGCCTGTTCGACCGCGATGAATTTAAGCCGTTCAAGGCGCAGTGGGACAGGCGACAAACCGAACTGGCGCGCCGCTACGACTATTACACCGGCGACGTCTACAACCGGCACAAGTACCGCTTTGGCTGGTGGCTGGGGCAGCGGCTGTATCGCGGCATTCGCCCGCTGTTTCTGCCGTTCGCGCGGGCGGTGGACGTGGACGCCGGGATCATCCCCGGCGGGTGGGCGTTTAAGCAGGAAGCGCCGGACGCCTGGCGGACAGCCCGCAAACAACTGTTCGCCTGGTCGGAGTGGGCGACGCAAGGCGTGCTGTACGTGCATTACGGGGCGATCTTCGGCGTGAGCGGGCTGAAGGTGGCCGACCTGCGCGAAGAGAAGAAGGTCGTGATCGCGCCGGTCGATCCGCGCAAGTTCATGCTGGTGCGCGGGAGCGGCTACAGCCAAGCGCCGATGATGGCGATCACGATTGAGCAGCGCGAGGGGGCGGACGGCAAGCCTTACGAGTACGGCGAGGTGATCACGCCGGACAGCATCACGACCTTCCGCAACGGCCAGCCGGAAGGCTTCGAGAACCGTCCGGAGAGCTATCCGAACGCGCTGGGCGCGGTGCCCTATATCGAAGTGCGGCACATCGAAACGGGCGAGGACCTGGGCGAGTGCACGTTCCAGAAGCCGATGTTGATTTTGGACGAGCTGAACGAACTGGGTAGCTATCTGGCCGACATTATCAAGAAGCATGCCGAGCCGCAGACGGCCATCTCCGGCGCCGCCAAGAGCGACCTGAAGAAGGGCGATAACGTGTGGTTTCTGCCCGAGGGCGCGAAGGTCGAGACGCTGCTGGCAGACATCGACATCCCCGGCGTGCAATCGTTCCTGAAGCAGCTCGAAGACAACGTGCGCGAGAGCCTACCGGAAAGCGCATTTGACGAGCTGAAGAGCAAGACGGAGATCGCTACGGCCACGCTGGAGCTACAGCTTCAGGAACTGGTGCTGAAGGTGAAGCGGTGCAGGCCGAACTACGACGCCGGGATTGTCAAGGCGATGCGCCTGGCGGGGCGGGCAGCGGCGGACATGGGACTGAGCGACGTGGCGCCGCTGGACGATGAACTGCTGGAACTGGACGACGACCGCCCGGTGTTGCGGGCCGACCTGGACACGCGCGAGCGGGCTGACTACCTGCTAAAAAGTGGGGCGCCACACGAAAAAGTGTGGGAAGCGCTGGGCGTGGAACAGGACGAGATCGCGGAGTGGCGGCGCATCCTGGACGAACGCCGGGCGAACTTTAACGACATGCTCGACAGCGACGGAGAGACCGAACTGTGATCGTCAGCAGCCGGGCGGAGCAGGTAGCCGCCGACCGTGAGACGCAGAAGGCGATCACCGACCTGATGCGCCAGATCGCCGAGCGAGTTGCCGGGGCGCTGCTGGAATGGACGAGCGAGGACGGCACGGTGCCGCTTAGCAGCTCGCGGGCGCTCCGCGATCGGGTGCGGGCCAGCATCGAACCTTTGTTCGTGTCGCGGGTACGGCTGACCGGCGACGAACTGGACGCCGAGCGCGCGCACGTGGACCGGCTGATCGCCCAGGCGCGGCAGGACCTGGCCGGAGCGAAGGGGCAGACGCGGACTCGGCTGCTGGCGCGGCTGAAGATGCTCGCCACGCGCGGGGAAACGCTAGGCGCCGGCTGGGCGCTGCTGGCGTTCCGGAACGGGGAGCCGCGGTCGCCGTATGCGCGGATCGTCCTGGGCGGGACGGAGCAGGTCACGCGGGCGGTAGTGCTGAGGCACGCAGGCGTGATCGAAACGCTGCTAAAGCAGGATCCGGAGTTGGTCGATTGGCTGCGCGGTGCGCGGCGCGACGGCGATCTGTTCGGGCGGATGATGCGCGGCCAGCCGGTGTTGACCTGGCCGGACACGCGCGGGTACGCGCTGAGCGATCGCATCTGGCAGGTGAGCGAAAGCACGCTGGCGCGGATCGACGCGCTGCTAGACGAAGGGATCGCACAGGGCCGGGCAGCCGTGCGGATCGCGAAGGACTTAGAACAGTTCTTGCGTCCGGAGCGGCGCGGTGTGGTCACGCGGACGCCTTACGGGTCGTTGGGTAGCTTTGACGCGCGACGACTGGCGCGGAGCGAGATTACGCGAGCGGCGAGCGTAGCGAATTACGTGTGCGGCCTAACCAGTCCGTTCGTCGTGCGGGCGCGCTACCACCTGAGCGGGAGCCACAGCGCGGACAACTGTGACGGCTCGTGCGACCGGCATTATGCCGAGGATCAGGCGCAGGGTGGCTTCGAGCCGGGCGAGGTGCCGCTGCCGATGCTGGACACGCACCCGCAGTGCATGTGCTACATCACGCATGAGACGGCGGACCGCGCGGCAGTGGTGGCGCGGCTCAGAGAGTTCATGAGGCAGGACCTGGCGGGGACGGCACGGCGCGGCGCGCCGCCGACTCCGATACTGGTTGATTTGTTCGTGGGCGCCCTGATCGGGCGCGTGGTGACCGGGGCGTTGCCCGTAAAAAACGAAACGGAGTGAGACATGGGTGAGGACCAGAAGGACCAGGAGCAGCAGGCGCCTGATCCGCAAGACGAGCAGCAGGAGCAACAGACCGATCAGGGCAAGGAACCGCCGGGGCCGGTGCCTTATGACCGGTTCGCCGAGATCAACAAGAAGCTGCGCGCGGCGGAAGCCAAGCTCAAGAAGCTGGAAGACGAACAGCGCGCGGCGGAAGAAGCCAAGATGAAGGAGCAGGGCAATTACAAGTCGCTGCTCGAACAACGCGAAAACGAGCTGAAGACGCTCCGCCTGGAGAAAGAACGGCTGCGCGTGGCGACGGCGAAAGGGCTGCCGGTAGAGCTGGCGGACCGGCTGCAAGGCGAGACGGCAGAAGAACTGGAAGCCGACGCCGACAAGCTGCTGGCGCTGCTGAAGGTGAAGCCGCAAACGCCCGGCGTCCCGCCGCCATCGTCCGGCGGCTCGCCAAGCGACAAGCCGGACTTCTCAAAAATGACGCCAGCACAGATCCGGGAGTGGAGCGAGAAACACGGCTGGGGCCGCCGATAAAGCCCTGAAACGCGCGTGGCGTTGCACGTAAAACTCGAACGCGGACGTGAAAACTGTCGAGCAGAGTGCAACAGGAGAGATCTACAGTGGGACTAATCAACTCGATTGACATTGCCACGGCGGCGGAGGCCATCCCGACGATTGTCGCGGCCCGCGCGCTTGGCAGCCTGAAATCGAACACGGTTCTGGCGCGGCTGGTGAACCGCAACTGGTCGAATGAGGTCGCCCAGTACGGTTCGACCGTCAAAATCCCCATGCCGGGGGCGCTGGTGGCGAATGACAAGCTCGCACAGAGCCAGGTCACGCTGCAGAACCCGGCGCTGGACTCGAAGTCGGTCACGCTAGACCGGCACAAGGAAGTGAGCTTCCTGATCGAAGACGTTGCCGCGGCGCTGAGCCGGCCCGAGCTGCTGGACATCTACATGGCAGAGGGGATCGTCCGGATTGCAGAGGCGATGGACAGCGACATCGCGGCGCTGTTCAGTGGCCTGGTCCAGTCGGTCGACGCGACCGCCGGGCTGGACGAAGAGCACTTCCGCGATGCGCGCCGGCTGATCAACGCCGCAAAGGCGCCGATGGCAAACCGCTATGCCGTGCTGCACGAGGATGCCGAGTACGAGTTCCTCGGCATCGAAAAGGCCGTCAAGGACGACTACAAGGGCAGCCTGGGCGGGGCTGTCGCCGACGCGTGGACCGGGCGGTTCATGGGCTTTCAGACCTTCATGGACCAGCAGATCGCGGTTGTCGAGGGCACAGATCCCGATCCGGACGTGTGCCAGAACCTGTTCTTCCACCGGGACGCCTTCGTGCTGGTGACGCGGCCTCTGCCGCGGGCGCCGGAAGGGCTAGGCGTGGTGCAGACGGTGATGGACGAGGACGGGATCGGGCTGCGCGTCACGATGGGGTACAGCAAGGATTACCTGGGTCTCCAGGTGACGATCGATGTGCTGTACGGCGTGGAAGTGCTGCGCGAAGATTTCGGCGTTGCCGTCCGGACGCAGGGCATGTAGCGAGCCGCCGTTGAGGTGCATGGGATCGGGCGCGGTGCGAGCGTGCCGCGCCCGGTGATCTGATAACGGTTATCAGATGGAGAGAGGACAGACCAGCATGGCCGAAGAGAAGAACGCGCCCGAGCCGCAGGCGCAGGAAAAGAAGGCGCCGGAGAAGAAGGAAAAGCGCGTGCGCTACTTCATCGTCAACCCCGCCGGTGCGGTGCACCAGGTGAGCCGCGAGCACGCGCAATGGCGGCTGAAGCAAGCTGGCTGGCGCATGGCGACCGACGAAGAGATCGCACGGTATGAGAAGACGTCCGTGCAGGAAGCGGGCAAGCCGATCGCCAAGCCGCACAGCACGGAATTGCCGGAGACTGAGTAATGCCTCTGACGGCGGACGGCCTGGCGCGACTGCGGCGGCTGATCGGAGACACCGGCGACACGCCAGCGTTCTCTGATGGCGAGCTGGAGACGATCTTCCGCGACAACGGCGAGGACCTGGCACGGACGATCGTGGAGTGCCTGGACGGGCTGCTCGCCGACGCGGCGAAGCGCGTGAGCTACCGGCAGGGGCAGAGCTTCCAAGACGACAACAAGCTGTTTGACCACCTGCTAAGGCTGCGCGCCCTGTGGGAGCGCCGGGCCGGGATGCATCGGGAGCCGGTTGAGTCCGGCGATCTGACCTATGCGTTCTACGACAAGGACGGGACGGACATCCCCGACGAGTCGTGGGACGATCTGGGCTGGATGCTGAACTGATGCCGTACCTAGACGCCTGGCGCGGGCGGCGCCACACCAGCGATGCGGCTTCACGCGCGGCTGCGGCCTGGGAACGCATCCAGGACCAGGCGCGGGAGATCGTAATTCTGCGCGGCGATCTGGATCTACCACCGCAGACGGTGCGGCTCGAAGTAGCACAGACCGTGATCGGCGAGGTGAGCGGCGGTGCAGGCCTCGCCGCGACGCAGACGGTCGTGGTGATGGGTGTAGCCGATCATCCGACGGTGCCGGACCTGGACATTCGCCGGGGCGACCGATTCGTAATCGACGGCGCGGAGTACCGGGTGGTGGACGTCAACCGCTACCCGGGCGAGGTGCAGGCGATGACCGAAAGGAGCCGGTGAGGTGGCGCAGTCAGCGACGATCCGGATCGAGTGGGACCAAAGCAGTCTGCGCCAGGTGGACGCCGCAATCGTCGATTATGGCGAGCGGGTTATGACGGCCGTCCGAGCCGTGGCTGACTACTTCCGCCCGGTGTTGGAAGACTACGCGCGGCAGAACGCGAGCTGGACCGACCGGACCGGGAACGCGCGCCAGACGCTGCACGCCTGGGTTGACGAGGTGGCGCGTGACATCGTGGAGCTGTGGCTCGGTCACGGCATGGACTACGGGCTGTGGCTCGAAGTTCGCTGGGGCGGACGGTACGCGATCGTCTGGCCGACGATCGAGCAGCACTTGGGGCAGGTGGCGCAGATGTTGCGGGAGATCTTCGCGTGAGGCTGGAACAGGCGGTCCGAGAGCTGCTGGAAGGCGACGAAGTGCTGAGCGATCTGCTGACCGGCGGGATCTACGACGCGGATGAAATGGACCGTGACAACTGGACGCTGCAAAACGTCAAGCGCGCGCCGAGCGGGCGGCTGCTGCCGTTCGCGGTGCTGCGCTGGGGCGGGGATGTGCCCGGCGGCGGCCTGAACACCAGCGGGCGCGTGACGCTGGACGTGTGGATTTACGAGGACAGCGGCTTTTCGCACATCCGCCCGGCGATGGAGCGCGTGCGCGAGCTGCTGCACCTGCGGAGTTTCAGCACGAGCGAGAAAAGCGTGGCGCGGGGGATGTGGCTGGGCGGCCTGGGCGAAGGCGTCGCCGACGAACTGGGCAAGGCCAGCCGGAACCGCGCGCGCATCCAGTTTACCTACGCTTGGAGGGCATGATGGGATTTGGAGATAAGCCGTTTGGGCTGACAGACCTGAAGGTCGCCGTGCTCAACGCTGACGGGACGTATGGGACGCCGGTGGCGCTGCCGGAAGGCCGCAAGCTGGTAATGGCAGCCAAGACGGTCACAAGCAAGCTGCCGGGCTACCTGGGCGCGACCGCGGCGGTGGCGACGGTGGTCCAGGACGTGGAAGTGACGATCGACGGCGGGACCGTTCCGAAGGAGTTTCTGGCGGCGGTGTTGGGGCTGACGGCGGAGACCGGCGGCACGACGCCGGATGCGACGAAGAGCCTGAATCTCGAAGTCCGCAAGCCGTTCCCCTACTTCGGGGTGATCGGCGTGGCGCTCGACGATGACGGCGGCGACACGCACTTCGGGCTGCCGAAGGTGAAGCTGACCGAACTGCCGGAGTGGACGGCCCAGAACGAGGACAACCTCTTTGTGACGTCGTCCATGAAGGGGCTGGCGATCGCCGACGACGCAGGCAAAGCGATCTACCTGCTGAGCCATGAGACGGCGGCAGAAGCCGACTTCACCGAGATTTTCGCGTAGAGCGCGACGAGACCATGAGCCGGGGCGCTGAGCGAGGCGCCCCGGTTATCTGATAACGGTTATCAGATGCACCGGAGAGGGTAGCAGGATGGAAATCACCAAAGGCTCAGCGTGGCGGACGACGGAAGACGTGGAGTTGCCCAGCGGCAATGTAGCGCGGCTGCGCAAGCCGGACGTGCTGGCGCTGATCATGTCGAACGGCGAGATCCCGGACGTGCTGAGCGCGCAGTTGCTCGCCGGGATGCAAGGCGGTGCGGCGCCGAAGCAGATCGAACTCACGGCGGAGAACGTCAGCGGGTTGCTGGAAGTGGTCAACACGGTCACACGGGCGTCGTTCGTCCTGCCTCGCATTGTGGACAAGCCCGAAGCCGAGATGACCGAAGACGAGATCGGGATCGAGCACGTGGCGTTTAACGACCGGGTGTTCGTGCTCAAGTGGGCGATGGGGGGCAGCATCGCGGCTGCACAGCGGTTTCCTGACTCCCCGGCGCGCGTGGGAACTGTACCGGCAGGCGGAAGCCTTCGGAAGGGCGCCAAGCGAGCTGCTAAGCGTCAGTGACGACGACACCTGGGGCGCGTGGATGATTAACCGGGCGGTGTGGGCGGCGGGCGCCTTCATCGCCGGGAAGCTGAGCGAGCGAGACGGAAAAGGCAAGCCGCGCTGGACGGTGGAGCAAATTTTGAGCGGGCAAGCGGCAGAGCGACCGATGAAGAACGCGGCGGCACGAGCGCAGATGATGTTCGGCAACCTGATAGGTGATCGGCGATGACGATAGCGAACCTGGGCGACGCAAAAGGGCGCATCATCCTGGATGCCAGTGGGGTGCAGGCCGGGATTGATGAGGCGCGCCGGACGTTCGCCGATGGGATGCGTGGAATTGGTGACAGCCTGACCGACGTAGGCAAGTCACTGTCCATCCTGACGGCGCCGCTCATGCTGTTCGGGACGCTTGGCATTAAGGCGGCGGCGGATTTCGACGCGGCAATGCGCGAGCTGAGCGCGCGGACGGGGATCGTCGGCGACGACCTGGAGCGGATGCGGCAGGCCGCGATCGAGATGGGGGAAACCACCGTCTTCAGCGCGGTGGACGCTGCGAACGCGCTGCTCCAGCTCACTAGCTCTGGCCTGAGCGCGGACGAAGCGCTGGCGGTTCTGCCGGCGGTGATGTATGGCGCCGCGGCGGCAGGAACGGACCTGGGCGACACGGCCGACTGGGTAACGGACATCTTGGCGCAGTTCGGCTTGAGCGCCGAAGATGCGAACTGGGTGATCGACACGCTCGTCAAGACGGCGGGTAGCGGCTCGGCGACGGTGCAGGACCTGGCGCTCGGTTTCCAGAACGCCGGTTCGATCGCGGCGCTGTTTGGGCTGTCGGTCGATGAGGTGGCGGCGACGCTGCAAGTCTTCAGCGAAAACGGTATTAAAGGCGCTGAGGCGGGTACGCAGCTTAAGTCGATGCTCACTAACATGACGAGCCAGACGCCCGACACAATCGCGGCCTGGAACGAACTGGGCGTGTCGATGTTCGACGCCCAGGGCAACATGCGCGACCTGGATGCCGTGATTGACGACCTCAACGCGGCGATGGCCGACATGACGCAGGAAGAGCGCATCTCGTATATCCAGCGGCTGGCCGGGGCTTACGGGCAGGCAGGGCTTCAGGCGCTGCTGGCGGCCGGCGGCACAGACGAAATGCTGGCAGCAATGGACGGAGCTGCCGGGGCGATCGACGTCGCTAATGCCAGGATGGAAGGCTGGCACGGTGCGACCGAGGGGCTGAGCGGCTCGATCGAAACGTTCATGATCAACGTCCTGACGCCGTTCATGAACGATAAGCTGGCGCCGATGGTGAACCAGCTCGCCGGAGTGGTCGATTACATTAACCAGTGGGCGCTGAAGAACCCTGAGCTGACCTCTACGCTGGTGCTGATGCTGGCGGTGCTGACGGCGTTGGGGCCGATCATGGTGGTGCTCGGGACGATCATCACCAACACGAGCACGGTATTCGGTGCGATGACCGCGACGGCAAAGCTGCTCGGCGCGGCGATCGGCGGCATCGGGTGGCCGGTGCTGCTGGTTATCGCGGCCGTCGGCGCGCTGGCGGCGGCCTGGTCCACCAACTTCCTCGGAATCCGCGACACGGTGATGGGTGTCGTGGATGAAATCACCCCGAAGCTGCAAGCCATCTATGACACGCTGAAGAACGGCGACGTCGAAGGGGCCGTCGGCAAGGTCGGCGAACTGGTGGAGAGCGCCAAGAGCGCGATCGAGACGGCGCTGCCGGACATCCAGGCGAAGATGAGCGAGTGGACGGCGGCGTTTTTGGACTGGCTGCCGCCGCTGGACGAGCTGACGCGCGAGCTTGGCACGCTGGCACTGAACATCGGCGTGTGGATTGGCGACAAGGCGCTGGAAATCGCGGGCTGGCTGCTGGACTGGGCGAATGCCTTCCTGGCGTGGATCGCGCCGCAGATCCCGACCATCCTGGCAGAGCTGGGCGTGCTGGCGACGGAACTGCTCAACTGGATCGGGACGGAAGCCCTGGCGCTCGCCGAAAAGCTGGCGCTGTGGGCGGCGGAGCTGGTGGCGTGGATCGCGCCACAGATTCCGCTGGTGCTGGCGGAACTCGGCGCGCTGGCAACGGAGTTGCTGAACTGGGCCGGGGAGCAGGCGCTCGCCATTGGCGAAAAGCTGCTGGAATGGGCGAATGCCTTCCTGGCGTGGATCGCGCCGCAGATCCCGACCATCCTGGCAGAGCTGGGCGTGCTGGCGACGGACTTGCTCAACTGGATCGGCGAGCAGGTGGCGGTGATCGGCGAAAAGCTGTTGGAATGGGCGGGCGCCTTTGTGGACTGGATCGTCCCGGCGGCGGCCGACATGCTGCTGGAGCTGCCGGGGCTGCTGGCGGACCTGACGAAATGGATCCTGGACGTAATCCCGGACATTGTGGCGAACATCCTGCTGTGGGCGGCGGAGTTCGTCAACTGGATCGGGCCGGTGGCGGCGGACATGGTGGTCGCGCTGGGCGACGTCGTCTCCGCGGTCGTCAACTGGATTCTGAGCGAGTTTGTTCCGGCGCTGATCGCAGAGGCGCCGGGCATGATGGCGGCGCTGATCCAGTTTGTGTACGAAGCGGTGACGAAGATCCCCGAAGCGCTGGGCGAGTTTCTGGGCGCGGTCACGAACTGGCTTGCGAACGACATGCTGCCCGCGCTGTTCAACGCAGCGATCGACCTGGGCAAATCGATCCTGGACGGCATTATCTCCGGCCTGGGGAACCTGGCGCGGGAACTGGCGCGGGTGATTGACGAGGCGCTGCCAGACAAGGTGAGCCTCGGCTCGATCCACGTGCCGGACCTGGGACCGCTGGGCGGCGGGTACGACGTAGAAGTGGGCTTTGACCTGCCGGCCAATCCGCTTCAGGAACTAATGGGCATTATGGACAAGGGCGGTAAGGGGCTGGCCGACGTGCCGTACCTTATCGGTCGCGGCGCTCAACCAGAACTGTTCATCCCCGACTCGCCGGGGACGTTCTACCCGCGCGGGCAGTATCCCGAGGACCTGCTGAACGGGGGAGACACCTACAACGTTTTCGTAGACGTGCCGCCCATCCTGCTCCAGCAGGAGCCGCAGATCGAAGATAACGCGCGGTTGTTCGGCGAGCGGCTGGTCGCCGCACTACAAGCGATGGGGTAGAGAGTATGAGGCGACATTGGCAATACCTCAAGTACGTGCTGCGCCACAAGTGGTTCGTGTTTCGGGCCGGGCTGAAGCTGCGCGTGCCGCTGCTGGCGCTGCTGTTGCACGACTGGGACAAGTTCACTCCGGGGATGTGGCTCCCCTATGCGCGGACCTTTCGCAAGCCGAATGGCGAGGGGCAGTACGAGCCGTCCGACGCCTTCTTTCACGCCTGGAACGGGCATGAGAAGCGTAATAAACACCACTGGCAGTACTGGGTGCTGGTCAAAGACAGCGGCGAGCTGGTGCCGCTGCCGATGCCTGATCGCCACCGGCGGGAGATGCTGGCGGACTGGATCGGCGCGGGGCGGGCGCTTGGCAAGCCGGACACGCGAGCATGGTATCAAGCGAACAGCCGGAAAATCATGTTGCATCCGGAGACGCGGGCCTGGGTCGAACGGCAGTTGGAAGTGATCACCGACGACCTGGTCGAGCAGCTCGCCGACGTGCAGCACGGTATCTGGTCGCACTGGATGCGCCACCTGTTCGGAGTGGCACAGGAGAACGAAGACGGCAGCCGGACGATCCCGGTTGACAAGGTCGAGCGCTGGACACGCCAGATGGAAACGCCGTACAGCGAATTGCCACGCGAAGAGCAGTACAGCGACCTCGAACAGGCGTTCAAGGTGGTGGCGTTGCTGAAGCAGGAGCTATTTAAGTGATTCCGCTGAGGTTTATGAGCCGGCAGGGCGTGTACGTCTTCCCGCCGGGACTGACGCAGAACACAGAAATGCGCCTGGGCGGGCTGGTGAGCCATACGAACCGGCTGCCGGGGATGGATGGCGCGTTCGACCAGTACGGACACGGGCCGTCACCGCTGGAAGTCGGGAACGTGCGCGTGACGTTCGGGCTGGTGGACGAGAGCGGCGAGGCGCTGGACGCCCAGCGCGACGCGGTGATGGCGCTCGCGAGTTGGGGCAAGGGGATGCTGGTGGCGCAGCCGACGATCCCCGGCGCGAAGGAGCGGTACTGCTGGGCGCGGGCGAACAACATCCGGATCGCGGAAACACCGAGCGGTGACAGCGAGCTGATCCAGCAAGTAACGATTGACTTCCAGGTGGCAGAAGCGCGCTGGCACGTTAACCGTTACAGCGTGGGCCGGTGGGGCTATGGGTTGACGTGGGGCGGCGGCTCGAAGTGGGGCGGCGACGCACCGGTGCAGGCCTGCGCCGGGATGCTGACGGCATTCGAGGTGGAAAACGCCGGGATTGTGCCCGCGCTGCCGCGCATCGTAATCACGGTGGGCGAGGGACAAAGCGTGACGAACTGGACGCTGGAGCGCATCGTCGGCGTGGATATCGCGGACCGGGTGAGCCTGGCCGGGCCGCTGGCTGCCGGAGAGGTGGCAGAAATCGACTGCCGCGCGGCGGCCGTGCGGGTGAACTACGAGGACGCATACAGCCGCCTGACCGCGCTGCGCCCGTCCTGGATGGAGCTGCCGCCGGGCGAGAGCGCGCTGATCGTCCGGATGGGCGCGGGAGACGCGTGCAGCGTGCGGCTGACCTACGAGGACGAGTACCTGTAGAAAGAGAGGCGAGCATGGCAGCACCGCAAGGACCGACGGCGCTGACGCTGAGCGGGATTGTAGACGGACAGGAGATCGACGCGGCGGACGTGACCACGCCGCTGAGTGAGGCGGCGGTAGCGATTGACGAGGCGCGGCGGACGGTGGCCGTGACTGAAGGCGACACCGTGCTGAAGTATCTGGGCGAGGCGCTGGCAGCCGGGAGCGGAATCAGCCTGACGGTGGAAGACGCCGGCGGGAGCAAGACGATCCGGATTGAGAGCGACAGCGTGCCGCCAGGCACAATGCAGCCGTGGTTCGGCTCGCCGGTGGCTGTGCCGGCAGGGTATCTGCTGTGCAACGGCCAGCACGTGAGCATGACGACCTACAAGCGGCTGCTGGACCTGTTCATCGCCGGGGCGGCCTACTATGGCACGACGCTGGGCGCCATGTTCGGGATGCACGCCGAACAGACTTTCACCGCGGACGCGGCGACAAACAAGCTGCTAAAGGCGGCGCACGGCCTGGCAAACGGCACGGTGATGGTGCTGCACAGCACCGGAACACTTCCGGCCCCGCTGGCGCCGAACACCGCGTACTACGTGGTGAATGCGGCGACGAACGACTTCCAGGTGAGCCTGACGGAAGGCGGCGCGCCGGTGGACATCACCAGCGCTGGGTCGGGGACTCACACTTTTTATACGCAGTTCCGAGTGCCGGATATGCGCGGGCGGTTTGCGCTGGGCCTGGACGCGATGATCAGCGGGCAGAGCGCCAACCGCGTGACGGCGGCGGCGGCGGACCAGCTCGGCGGGACGGGCGGTGCAGAGAGTCACACGCTGACGGTCAATGAGATGCCGAGCCACAGCCATTCACTGACGACCTTTACAGGCACTAGCGGCAACAATCTGTCGGGAATTTCGCAGACGGGAGGCGGCCCCACTCTCTCCACAGGCAACCGAGGCGGTGGGCAGGCGCACAACAACATGCCGCCGTACCTGGGCGTGCTGTGGATCATCAAGACGTAGCAACTCCCCCCATCCCCGGCCCTTCCCCCATCAAGAGGGAAGGGGAAAAAAAACGGGTGAGGGGCTAAGCAGCGGACACGAAGAAGGGAGAAAGCAAAGGTGGCGAATTTGACGAATGTAGGCGTGCCGACGGTGGCGAACAAGGCGTTCGTGCCGCTGGCGGTCGAGGCGGGGATTGTGGACGTGATCGCGTCGATCGTCACACTAGCGATGGACAAGCGCACGCTGCTGGAGCGGCTGGTGGAAGCGCTAGAAGATACGAACCCGCCGCTGGCGGCGGCGCTGAACCTGGACACGCTGGACGCGATTCTGGCGTACATGGCGAAGATTCAGAAGTCGCCGGTGGCGCTGACGAGCGACCTGCCGGAGATGCTCAACGCGAATGGCCCGGCGAGTGTGACGGCGGCGCGGGACGCAGGTGTGCCGGGGCAGGTGAACGTGACCTTCAGCGCGCAGCCGGAAGGGTGGCTCTACGCGATCTACCTGGACGGGGTGATGGCGAAAGTTGGGAGCCTGGCGGGCACCAGCGGGTTCGTGAACGAAGCGATCCAGGACGTGCCGGAAGGGGCGCATACGATCCGCGTGCTGTTCGTGACTCCGGAGCTGGCAATCACGCGGTTCGGGCCGATCGCGGAGATCGCGTAACGTGCGACTGTGGGTGGACGTGCTGAATGCTGCCGGTGATCGGCTGGGGCCGGGGCCGGTGGTGGCCGCGCAGACGGCGACGGTGCAGCGCGTGCTGGATGGCGCGGGCGGCTGGTCGCTAAGCCTGCCCGCGGGCGAGCGGCGGCACCTAGAGTTGTTGCGCGAAGGGAACCGCGTGGTGATCTGGGGGGAGCAGCTTGGCGCGGCGCGGCGGCTGGGCGGCGGACAGATTGAGGAGGTCACGCTGCGCGCCGCGGCGGACGGCGCCGTGATGATGGTGAAGGGGCCGGACCGGCTGGCAGAGCTGAAGCACGCAAGCACGCTGCTCAACCGGCAGTATACCGGCGCGGCGATCGCGGCGGTGGCGAGCGAGCTGGCAGGGCTGGCCGGATGGACGGCAATCGTCGAGAGCGGGTTAGGCGCGACGACGCTGGGGTTCAACGGCGAAAGCGCGCTGAAGGCGCTGCAAACGCTGATCGAAATGCACGGGCTGCACCTGCGCCTGGGCGAGGGCGATCGCACGGTGGAGATCGGGACGTTCGGCGAGGACTGCGGCATGCGGCTGATCCAGCGGCGAGCGCTGGGGATCGACGTGTACGACAACCCTCTCGTGACGCTGATCGAGAGCATCACCGTCAGGCGAGACGAGCGGGAGATCGTCAACTGGATTCTACCGCTGGGCGCGAAGCCGAAAGAGGGGGAGCCGCGCGTCACGCTGGCCTATAGCACGCGGAGCGGGCCGTATGCGATCAAAAGCATGGTCGGTCCGGATGGGAGCGCGCTGTACTACCTGACTGACGCGGCCAGCGAGGCACGGTATGGCAGGCGGCAGGCGGTGAAGGTCTATGACCAGGTCAAGGCTGCCAGCGCTGCGCCAGCGGACATGACGGCGGCGGCGAACGCGCTGTATGACGCGGCGGCGAGCGAGCTGACGCGGTCGAACCAGCGGCAGGAGAGCTATGACCTGACGCTGGTCGGCGTGAAGCAGACGATCAGGCCGGGGGACCTGGTGCGCGTGGTGTATCAGGGCGCGGTAGAGCGCGACGGCGAGCGAGTGGCCTGGCTGGACACGGACGATCTGTACTGGGTGGTGGAAGTGTCGGAGACCTGGGGGAGCGAAGGGCACACGGTCAGGGTGAGCGTGTCGAATGTGGACCGGGTGGCAGAGGATGCGGCGCAGACGGTGGCGCGGACGGTGGCGAAGGTCCGCGTGATGGAGGTGTGATGGATCAGGCGATTATCGGGCTGCTGGTGGGCTTGGGCAGCTTGCTGACAGCGGGAGGTATTGGCGCGCGGCTGCTGTTCAAGCGGATGGAAACGCTCGAACAGGCGAACGCGACCTACCAGGAGAAAATCCGCAAAGAGCGCGATGACCTCAAGCGGCAGGTGGCCGATCTTGAGGCGCGAGTGGCGAAGGTTCCGGCGCTGCAAAAGCAGGTGGATACACTGATCCAGCAGATCGCGGAGATGCAAGAGCGGCAGGCCGAAACGGAGAAGGCGCTCGCCGAGGCGAACGACCGCGAGAATGCCTTGCAGCGCGAGAACGACGAACTGCGGACCGACCGGGACAAGTGGAAGCAAGAAGCGCACGATCTCCAGACGGCGAACGCGACCTATGAGAAGGCGCTGACGCTGCTGGGCATGGAGCGCCTGGAACGTGAGAAGGCGGAAGTGGCGCCGCCGAACGGCGGTGTGGTCAAAGAGCAGGCAGAGAAACAGGAGAGCTAAGCATGTTCGAGAATCCGACGATCCAATCGGTTGCGACCATCGGCGTTGCGGCGCTGCTGGTCATCGTGTTCGTGGTGCTGGCGCTGGGGCTGCTGTGGCTGAGCCTGGCGCTGGTCAAGCGCATCCGCGCGGAAATGGCGCGGGCAGGGGTGACGCCGGGTCAGGTGGACCAGGCGCTCGGCGGTCTGGCGAATGTGCCGGGGTTTCTGCGCCCGCTGGTGGACGAGCCGACCGACCTGGCGATTGTGCTGCTGGCGTCGGCGTTCCGGCGCGATCCGGTGACGGTGGTTAACCAGCTTGACGTGACTCTGAAGGCACTCGGAAAACTGACTATGCTGCTGCCGGAGCTGCGCGACGCGCTGGGACTGAACGAGCAGGTGAGCGAGAGCGACCACGTTGAAACGGCTCACGGGTAGTAATTGGCTATGGCTCGGCGCGATCGCCTGGGTGCTGCTGATCATCGTGACGTGGCACAGCGAGGACCTGGCGGCGACGCCGGTTGTGGCGCAGGGCAGCGGCGCATCTGATAACGGTTATCAGATAGAGCCGGGGTGGTACATGCGGTTGGGCGAGCTGTACTGGGACGAGGCGACGGGGCACCTGCTGTTATGCAGCGAGTGGTCTACCGACTGCCCGCCGGGCGCGCCGGTGACTCCGGAGCCGAGCGAGCTGCCGGTCATAATCCCATCCATAACTTACACCCCGGATTTGACTGCTACACCACCGCCGACCAACACGCCGCGCCCCAGTCCGACGCCGACTCTGACACCGAGCGCGACGCCGGGCATGCCGACGCCGACGCCCGAAATGAAGTGCTGGGGCACGGTGACGGCGACCAGGCTCAACGTGCGCGACAAGCCCAACGGAACTGTTCTGGGGCAGGTGGCGCAGGGCGACACGCTGGCGCTGGAAGGCGTGCGCTACGGCGAGGACGGCAGCAAGTGGTATCTGATCTACTGGTTGCCGGACGTGACCGGGTTTGTGGCCGTGCAGTATGTCGAGGTCGATCAGGATGCGGCGTGCGGCCACCTGATCGACCGCCCCATGCTGGGCTGGACGGTCGTCCCTGGCGCGAGCCGGGACGCGCTGCTGCTGGCGGGCGATCTGATGATGGCGGGCGGGATCACACCGTCTGCCACAATCACCAGCGACGGAGAGACGGCGAGCGTGCTGCACGACGCGGGCTGGTTTGTCGTCGTGCGAATGTGGGCGATCTGGCCCGGCGACTGCCCGGACATGAGCCTGCCGCCGGCGACGTCGGCGCGGCTGCGCGTCGAATATCTGGAGCGGCAGCACGGCGGGGCGCGGTTCAGCGCGGCGCAGCTCACCAATGAGTGCGCCTGGCCGAGCGCGGCGTACCTGCGCGACTGGCTGATCGCCGCGGTCGGCGAGTGTGACGATCGGGGCTGGTCGTGCATCCCGGTGACGTTTAACACCGGGGCGCCGGAGTTGACCTGGCTGGCGACGCTGCGCCCAGCGCTGCGCCTGATGCGCGAGCGCGGCCACTACCTGGGTTACAATGCCTACCCGTATGACGCGGACCGGTCGCTGTGCGAGGTGAACGACTGGACAAGTTACACCACCTACCGCTGGCGGAAGTTCGCGGAAGAGATCCCGGTGGACGAGCTGCCGCTGCTCTACCTCACGGAAGCGGCGCGGGGTGACGGCGCGCAGCCGGTGGTGATCGAAGATACGACCTGCTTCGTGGCCGCGACGCGCGGCGAAGTGGTGGCGGTCAATTTTTGGTATGACGGCGTGGCGCTGGCACCGTGGACGGGCGCGGCCTGGTCGAACGGAGCGAAGTGGGAAGCGGCGCGCCAGTGGGCGCGAGCGCTGATCTGAGGACGAGAGGGGACAAGGGAAATGGCACTGATCGAACAGACAGTGGATACCGCGGGCGCTGCTTTAGCCGCCCGGGCAGATGCTTTCGCAGGGCACGCCGTCCGCGTCGCCGTCTCGCGCGGTGCAGCCGCACTGCTCTAGCTGGTAGTACGCTTCTTCGCAGGTCATCGTTTTGCATGTTTTCGTGCAATCGCAGGTGTACGGCGCGGCTTGCGGCGCGGCGGCTGACTCCTGCGCCGGGTGGGGCTGGTCGGACTGGACGACTCCGACGCTGACGATCAGGGCGAAGACGATCGCGGCAAGATAGTAGATAATGTCTCTCACGGTGATCCCCCTGGTGGCGTGTGCGCTGGCTTTAGGATAGCTGGCTCGCGCAACGGCGCAAGCTGGAAAGCACAAGCGCCCCGATCGCACCGGGGCGCTGTGTTGGATGGTGGGATTAGGCTTCGTCTGGGTCGTCGGGCTGGAGCACGATCAGCAGCCCGGTAAGCGAATTCAGCGCGCCGCGGGCGCACACCTGCGCCTTGTCGATGCGCAGCGCCAGTGCTTCGGCGTCCTTGTCGGAGAGCTTCCCGGCGAGGTACATGCTGGCTTGGGTGACACGTGTGGCGCGAGATGCGCTGTTGATCAGGCGGTCCAGCTCGACCACTGTGCGCTGGTAGAGGCGCTGGACGGCGGCCGGCGGCTCGTTATCCGCCTCGTCGGGTAGCGCGGCGAGCAGCTTGGCGTAGACGTCGCGCCCGGCGTCGGTCAGGACGTAGCCGGTGCACCACTGGCTGCCCGATGACCACTTGTTGACCGGGGCGATCCAGCCCTCGCGGATGGCGAGCTTGGCGGCAGGGCTGGTGTCAGTGTAGTCGGCGCCGTCCCAGGCGGCCGCGAGCAGCGACTCGGAGTTGGGGCGCAGCTCGTGGAGCAGGTGCAGCAGCGGCACATGCTGATCGGCGGGGATGACGGCGAGCGGATCGGGCGGGGC